CTATCTGCGGTAAAAATTAATCTTCCCCCTTGAGGAATCAATTTTAATCCGGCGCACAAGTCTGTAGCAACCTTCCGTATGAACATTGCTTGTTCTCCAGGTGTCCCTAGAACTTTCGAAGGGTCCTTTGTTCCAAATCCACCAAAGACCCCAAAAGTCTTGTGGAAAATATAGTTTCCATCGCAGAGTATATTAATCATTTGTAATTTTATTTTTCATTATAGATATATAGTATTAGATAATTTCAATTTATAGAATATACGATCATGGAAAATTATTATATTTATATTTATTTAGATCCAAGAAAACCTGGGATTTTTAATTATGATGATCTTCAATTTGAATTTGAGCCCTTCTATGTTGGAAAGGGAACTAGAGGTAGGTGCTTTAGCGGAATTAGAGATAAAAAGTCATCTAGAAAAGTATCCAAAATAAATTCTATTATTAAAGATGGAGAATTCCCTATTATAATTAAGATTGTAGAGGGAATAACAAATAAGGAATCCCAAATTTTAGAAAGAATAACTATTTCTAAAATAGGTAGGGCAGACAGTAATGAAGGTCCGTTAACAAATATGACATCCGGAGGGGATGGAGGATTAGGAATGAAACACTCCGAAGAATGGAAAAAAGTTTTATCTAAACCAATTCTTCAGTTTAGCCCCGATGGTGAATTTCTAGGAGAATATAATTCAGTTAAAGAAGCATCCGAAATTACAGGTACAATCAAACAAAATATATCAGCTAATCTTACCGGTAAATATAAATCGGCCGGAGGATTTATTTGGAAATATAAAGATCCTTCTTTCTCACTTCAAGGGCACTTGAAAAAATCATTTAAAATGCCCAAGCATTCAGAAGAGACTAAAAAGAAAATGTCATTTTCTGCAAAAAAAGGAGAGGACCATCACATGAGTAAAAAAATGGGAGATTTGCATCCGAGATCAAGAAAAATAATTCAGAAGAGCATGGAAGGAGAGACTATTAGAATCTGGAATTCGATGTCGGATATTAAAAAAGAACTAGGATTTAGCCCATCTAATATCTGTAGGTGCTGTAAGGGATCAGTTAAGAGAATTGGAGGATTCAAGTGGGAATATTACATCCAATAAGACGGATGAAGAATTTATAGTGAAATTTGGATCATTAATTTCGGTATCAAAGTCAGTAAATTCAAGGAAATCATGAAAATCTGCTTCTAGTCTTCTTTTGACGTCGTCCGAATCTCTTCTCTCCTCAAGTCTCTTTCTTCTGGTTTCTTCATCTATATTCAAATAAATAACAAGAGATTCTTTTCTATCTTCCGACTTGAGTTTGGAAATTCCCTTTGGTGTCATGATGAAAAGATTAGAAGAATCGAATTCTTCTATTGAAGTTCCATAAAACCAGCTATTGAAGTAAACCGCCTCATAAAATTTATCTGCCATTGATGTAAGTTCAGAACTTTCAATGAACCAATAGTCTTTTCCGTTTTCTTCCCCTTCTCTGATGGGTCTAGTAGTATGAGAAATACAATATTTAAACCCATTCTCTACTAAAATTTTTCTAAGATGATCTTTACCAGATCCTCCCTTCCCCACTATAATCACTCGTTTCTTCATTTAATTTTTCCTCCTTCGTCTTCCAAATCTTCAATCTCCTGAAATCTTTTGTCTGCTCTTTCTTTGGTAGAAAAAGTCCATGCCCACTTTCCAAAGTCCTCGTTAGACGGAAAAACCTCTCGTTCATTTAATTGAATGCCAAATACTAATTTTGGTGGATCTACTTTAAGTTTAAAAACCTCATAAGAAACTAAGATATTATCCTCGTCATCTATTTGACGGTACATGAGAGCTTTAGTTCCTCTCTTTTCTAATTCATAAATGAATCCTTTTCTTTTTATTTTTTCTGGTAATATGTCCATTAGTCTACTAATTTTTGAATTTGGAAAAATAGAGAGAGTAGAGAAACCACAGGGTCAATTACTACAGTCCTTTGTGCTTGGTGAGAGGCTACTAAGACAATAACTGCTGGGATAATCTTAGCCTTATCCGGGTGGTTTTTAACTATCCAATCAACGAATTCATTTCCAAGAGAAGTCATTACATCGTCAACTTTGGTTGAATATTGACCAACTATTACTTGGTAGTTGTTAACAGGATCTTTAGAAGTCATTACCATCTTGTAGAGATCTTCATAAGACCAGCTTGCTTCTTTAACCTTTGCGAGATCTAACTCGGTAATTCCCTCGATTGACCAAGATTGAATTCTATTTAAAGCAGATCTAAAGTCAGGAAAATAATTCTTTTCAAATGCAGAAAGAGAAGCTTCATCGATGGTGATTCCCAGTTTACCTAAAATCAATTTAACTCTAGATCTCCATTCATTCTTGATCAATTCTTCTTCCTCATAATTTGCCGGATCAAAATTAATAACTTCAAATCTGCTTTGGATTGCATCAGGAACTTTATTGATATAATTGCAAGTAGCAACGAATCTAGTGTTTCCTGCGAACTTCTCGATTGTTCCTCTTAGTGCTTTATAGAATTGATCAGAAGCTCCGTCAAATTCGTCTAGAATAACTACCTTCTTTGAAGATTTACCATCTAGCACTGAAATATTGGAGCAGAAATCGTTAATCTTATTTCTAATAGTATCTACTGAGCTTTCATCAGATACGTTAATGAACATATGCGGTAGATCTTTTGATAGAATCTTAGCAAGAGTTGTCTTTCCACATCCTGGTGAACCTGCCAGCAGGACATTCTGATTCAGTCCTTTGTTCTCAAATAGGACACGAATTCTCGGTGGGAGAATCATGTGTCTTATTTCTTTGGGTCTTAGTTTTTCGGTTAATAGATCTTGGATCATAGATGATAATTATAGTGTTCTGGGGTCCTTTAGTTTCCAATTAAAACATCTTAGACATATCATCAGCTGATGTTTTATCGTTTCGAATTTCTATGAACCGAGGGAGGAACAAACTACGACCTCCAAACTTGTCTGTGATTGGTTCATTGTATTGGATAGCTGCAATTTTTCCAGTTAGCGAATCTGGGTTCTGACTTAACTCTTGAAGATCCTTGTCGGTAAATCCAGATCCGATTCTAACCTCCAGAGTTCCGCTAGAATCTTTACAGATAAATCCTCCAATGAATCCCTCTCTCTTGCCTTCTCCAGGGAACCATCCGGTAATTTCTAGATCACAATCTTGGATCTGTTTTAATTTTACCCAATTCCTACTTCTACGGCATTCGTAAACATGATTTTCTGGTTTTAAAATAACTCCTTCCCCGCCCATTGAAACTATCAATCCATAGATTTTCTGAGTTTCCTCGATTGAATCTACCACCCATTGACGGGCTAATTTTACCGGACTATCTTCGGTCAAAAATGAAGTCAATAATTCAAGTTCCTGTCTTCTCTTGAGAAATGGGGTTGTTCCCTTTCCTGTCTTCAAAACTTCGGATTTTTCAATATCAAAAACATTGAAGATGAATTCTTTGTCAATCTCATTTGGAGCAGTTCCCTTAAGGATCTGGGTTACTTTTCCAGAAACTGATTTTCTGTTAAGGTCAGTAAGTTCTCCGTCAAAAAAGACATCTGAGATTACGTTAGCACCATGAAGCATTTTAATCAATTCAGATTCTATTCTAGAAAGTTTAACTTTGTCTAACTCATTAAAAGCTCGAGTGTAAAATTGAAATCCCGTTTCTCTATTTCCAACTGCAATTACTCGAACACCATCATACTTTTCTTCACAATAGATCTTACTCCATCCAGCTACTTCTTTCTGATCGTCCGAAGCCAACATTACAGAAGGATCGGGAATCAATTCCCTTCCCACTGCTTTATTAATCAGCTTAGCCCCAATCCCGATATTCATTCTCTTGGTTAAGATCTTCATTAGAATACCTCTAAGAGCAAGATCCATTTTAGGATCTTCGTCAATTTTAGTGTTTATTAGAAAATTAGCTCTCTGTCTTAAAGCATCATTAGCAGCAGGGGCTTTTTTAAGATCCTCTATTAGATTTTTGAAAAATTGAAATTCTGGTAACGGAGAAGGTGTAATAATACCCCTGGTTTTTTCTATCTCTAATTTATGGAGTTTTGTTGTAATGAATGGGTTAAAACAAACATCTATGATGTATAGCATTTATTCGGATAAATTCTCCGAAATAAGCCTTTGTTTTTCTTTTTGAGATCCGTTCCCGGTTAAAATCTCAACTTCTAATAGTACTGCTAATTCTTTCTTCATGTAGATTGGTTTTATCTACATAAATATACGGTCTGATTATAAAGTGAAAGATTCACCTCCAGATTCTTCTGCTCCTCCGGATTCTTTCTTAGCCTTTTCTGCTTCTTTGGCTTCTCTCTCTTTGTAAACTTTGTTCTTATCAAACTCGTCTCTCGACAGGGGAAGGAATCTTCTAATCAAAAAGTCTTTGTCGAAATATGGTTTTTCCTCGTCACCAACTTTCATTTTCATTTCGCCCAAAGAGTTTACAAAATCTGTTGACTTGACTAAATGAGAAAGATCTAGAAGTTTAGAAAACTGATTATCGTTATAGAAATCTAAACCTAGGTTAGCTTTAAAGCTTCTATCTTTAGAAAGTTCTGGAAAATCCAAGCACATCTGGATATAAAGGGGTTTAACTACAATCTCCTGAAAAATAGATCTAAGTCGGGTCAAGAATTTTTCAAATCTAATCTCGTCTCTTTCTAATTGATCAATGGAAATCTGATAATTAGCAGGAGATGCTCCTCTCCCAGCAAATCTAGCATATGGAATTTTTGAATCCATCTTCAATTTATTGTAGAAGTAGATAACATTATCCATAACGTTAAAGTCTGGTCCATTTGCGTTTAGCACATCCACTTGAGGGGATTGCCCATCTTTTTCCGGAAAAAGGTAGTTTTTATAGAATTGGATCTTCGGACTTCCGTTTATCAGAAGTTCACCAGAAGTGTCACTCATAGTTATATCTTCCTTATAAGAAGACATCAGCTGACCAAGAGTTTGCATTGCCTTCTGTTGAGATTGAGTTCCAACTGGAATCACAAACTTTAATCGATAAGAAGCATTCATCACGTTCCAAATCACCCTGCTGTTCTCCATTATTCTAAGGATATTGTAGGATCTAATCAGTCTTTCTATATAGCTAACTCGAGAAATGGAATTGCCCTTTGCATAAGAAATATAAATCACCTGCTCGGATTTCAATTTTCTAGAGAGCTGATTATCCTTAGGATATTGGACCCAGATTTGTTCAAATGATCCATCTGGTGATTTTTCAGTATGAGGTTGAAGTGAAGTTGGGTCTAATTCTTTAAATCCCACAATCTTCTTTCCGTCTGTCGAATAAACAATCTCAAAAGCTAAAAATCCATCAATTAAAAACTGTTTAAATAATTGCCAAGCAAGATTGTTTTGCTGAAAGGCATAAAGCATGTAAATCGTTTTAAAATTCTCATGGACCTTGTCTATGATATTTTCCTTCAGATCTAAATTATTTAATAGAGGTTGACAAAAGAAATTTTTGTCGTCGTAATTAACTGCTTCATCCGAAACCGTTTCCAAAATAAAATCTATCTCCCCATTGAGAGCAAATTTTCTTAAGAAATCTCTTTTTCCTAAATAGTCTTTATCAAAATAAGCAATGTATTTTCTTATCTTAGTGTCCTGGTAACCAAGTGTCCAGTAAAAAGCACTATCGTTAGTAAATCCATTACCTTCTTCGCTGAACATCTGAGATTCAGTTTGTCCAATAGTCTGAGAATTACGAATGACCATGTCTTCGTATTGCATTCCGAACTTTCCAATTCTACTTAAATTTTTGTAGACTTGAGTTAGAAATCTATTTTGTGGGGCGCTATCTAAAAAACCTGCCATTTGTTATTTTTTTATGGAGCTGGTTCCGGTTCCGGAGCTGGTGATGGTGCTTCTGGAGCTTCCGGAGTTGCTGTGGATGATTCTCCTGATCCTTCTTTCTTTTTCTTCTCATCAGCTTTCTTTCTAGCTTCTGCATTAGCTTTAATGTCATCACTAGATAAGCCTAGATAATTTTCTATGAGATAAGGAACGGAGAAGAAACCAGATCCGGTATCATCGGTTAGACCAATTAATCTATCAACAGATTCTTTTTTCTTTAAAACAATCTCCATCTCTTGATTTCTCTTAAATGGATTATCGGAAACGAAATCTAAACCGAGTTGGCTTTTAAACATGTAATCTTTCTCCAATTCAGGGAAGTCTTTACACATTTGTATCCAGAGTGGCTTTACTAAAATATCTTGAAAAGCTGTTCTAAGTCTATTGATAAACTTAGCAAATCTAATCTCTTGTTTATCTAAACCCTCCGAGGCATTAGCATATTTACCCATTGTACCTCCATCAGGACCAGTAAATCTTGAATTAGGTATTTTGGATTCGTTAATCAGCTTATCAAAGAAATAAGCTAGAGGAGCAGGATCGTTTAGATTTGGTCCAACATTGTTTAAAGGTTCAATAGTAGGTGTTCCGTTAACTCCAGAAGGCATCAAATAGTTCTTAAAAAATTGAATCTTTGGCTGTCCATTCACATAAAGTTCACCACTCTGATCATTCATTGTGATGTCCTCCTTGTAGATGCTCATTAATTCTCCAAGAGTCTGCATTCCTTTTTGTTGAGATCTAGTTCCAATGGGTATGGTCATCTTCATTCTAAACGAAGCATTCATCACGGACCAGATTACTCTAGTGTATTCAATTATCCTGAGAACATTATAAGGTCTAATCAATCTCTCTACGTAACTTACCCTAGAAACCGTATTTCCCTTTGCATATGAAATGTAAATGATTTGTGAATCATAAAGCATTCTTTTTCTTCTAGGGTCTTTAAAATACTGCCACCAAACATTTAGATAGGTTCCATCCTTCTGTTTTTCTACCGAAGGCATCAAAGTCATAGCATCAATTTCTTTGAAACCTATAATATTTTGCCCTTTATCATCATAAATAATCTCGAAGGCAACAAATCCATCTACTAGAAACTGTCTAAAATACTGCCAAGCACTAATGTCGTCAACAAACCCAAACATATCATAAAGCTTCTTATAGTTCTCATTGATTTTGTCAACTACTTTTTCTTTTAATCCGGTCAAGTTTAAAAATGCTGGATATGCAAAAAAGTTATGAGAGTCATAAGAAATAGATTCATCGTTAACTACATCTAGGATGAATTCAATTTCAGGATTTAGAGAGAATTTTCTTAAATAGTCTCTTTTTCCTTTGTAGTCCTTGTCGAAATAAGAAACATATTGTTTAGAAGAGGTGTCCTGTCTAGCCAAAGCATAAAGCATAGTTTCATCTTCAATCAAGCCTTTCTTTAAAAAGGCTGCTTCGGTCTGCCCAATAGCCTGAGAATTTTTTACCACCATGTCCCCATAATTCAAGCCAAAGTTACTGAGATTCTTGATTGAATCTCTAATTCTTTGGAAGATAGGACTTCCTTGTGGATTTTCTGTAAAACCTGCCATTTAATACTTAAGTATTTAGATTATAGATAAAATTATCCATTTAATTTCAATCTATAATCATTATATATCTCATTAATAGGTATCCCCTGAACAAGACTATATTTAAGATATGGTAGTTTATGCCAGTCCTCATAGTCTACCACCTTCATAGATTCCATAAATTTTAGTTTAAATCCAGTGAATGAAAAATTGTATCCAGTTCCTTCAAAGAGTCTAGGAAGATCTTTTGATGTTAATCTAATGGGTTCCGGAAATTCACCTTTTCTGATTTTCTTTTCATTGGATTCTAAAATATCCTTGAACTTGTCCCAGAAGTTCTGTAAAATCTGAAGTCTCTGTTCGGGTGGGGTGATGGTCAAATCTATACTTTTAACAATGATATCTTGCCCGACTTTTTCGGAAGAAATGTAAAGAATTAAAGGATTCCGATCGATGAATTTAATTTTTTCATCGGGTTTAGAATCTGGATTATATTTAAAGAAATAAATACTCCCTGGAAACAGAATTCCAGTATATTTAATATTTCCTCCCTTTCCGTTGTTGCCATATTTCTCCAAGAAATAAATATCGGTCTTGGTAGATAGTGAAGCTATTGAACTAGATCCCTTCCTATATTCTATAATTTTTTCTCTAAATTCCATATTTTAATTAGGGGCTTTTAAATAAGAAATTCTCGTCCACGACCCCAAAATTATAGTTCCTTTTTCTAGCCCATTCTCTAGCAGCCTTAAATTTGGATTGATTAGTAATCCAAAGATGCATTTTTTCATTATATGCTTTAAGCTTTGGTAAGGTATGAGGCTGGGTTAATTCAGGTTTTTTGTATTGGGATTCAGGTTTAATCTCTATAATCCAATCGGCTTCTGTCCTATCATCCTTTAGAACTTTTATATAAAAATCTACATGATAAACATGTTCTTTTTTGTCAAGTGGATTATAGTATGGGATCTGTAAAGGTTCAGAAGACCACTTTAGAATTTGTTCATTCGTATCGCAATATTTACAGAATCTAAATTCCCAAGAGGATCTGCAAATAATATTGTGGGGATCCCCGATATACTTGTCTGCATTGAGAGGTTCATAAAGTCCAGACTTGTATTTACCATTAGGCTTTACATTCTTAATCGACATAGATTAAATATTGTAGGAGTTTTCTTCCCCTGTGATGTGGGAAAATGGAATAGTTTTTGGTGCTTTTGGTGGATGAATTTTTTTCCATCCTTTTGCAAATCCATTTTTTGCAATCTGGGTATAATAAGCAAATGGGTTATTCGATTTTGCAGGATCGAATCTGTTCCAATATTTGCACAAATCTTCCATTGCAAAAGCCATGCAATCTTCTTTATCTTCAGGGTCTTTGTATGACATTTTTTTAGAGATACCTTGTATGATAAGATAAAACATATTAATAGTCTGTAAAGTTAGTTGACCCTTTTCTTTGGACTCTAAAATTGCCTTCATAAGATCCGAATTCTTAACATAATTTGCCATTTTTCTTAATTAATTTTTAGTGTAAAAAATAAATCCGCACTTAATCTATTATATGACTTAGTGCGGATTTAGTTTCGATAATTTGATATGCTTACATATCAAACCAGCTTTTTTCCCCAGGTTCTGGAGCTTTTACTGCTGGTCTATAAGGTCTATCCGTAGTTCCAGTTAAGATCTTATTGATAGTTTTATCAATTGCATCATAATCTACTTGTTGAGATCCGGAAGGTTCTTTGCTAACCTTTCTCATTAATTGGTCATTGGCTCCAAGAATCCTAGTCTTGATTAAAGTCCTAAGATTTCCGTAGATCTGGCCATCTGTTAAGCCCGGTTTATCCACACTCTTATGCCAATCTTGAAGAACGTCTTTTAAAGTAATTGCAATAACCTCATCAAACTGTTCGTCGCTAAGATTAGACCATCTTCTTCTGAATTCGCCATAAGCAACAGAATTAATTAATTCGACAAGCATTTTAGCTAATTTATGAGTCACGGTTTTAACAGGCCTATTAGGATTACCTAAAAGTTTAATGTAAATCGTTTCCCCCTCAGCTAATGATTTTTTAACCTCATCGGCAAGTTCCTTTTGATCGATAAATTTTTTAGATTCTGTTAAGATTCCTTCAAAATAGTTATCCGGTTGAACGTCTATAAATAAGTTCTCTCTAACAGATATAGAGGCTTGGTTAGAGATGAAATCCCCAAAATAGGTTAAATTTTTCATTATTTTTTAATTAATTTTTTTGATTGTTTTCTTGCCTCGTCCCCAATTTTATTCAAGAACTTAACATAGTCAATCGACTTAGTTTTAGTTAAAGGATAATCTCCAATAAGATCAGATTTTATTCCAGAATCTTTAATATCTATTGTAGATTTTATTCCTTCTATTTCTTTAGAAAGAGTTTCTCCACTTTCTTTGTATCCATAAGCTTTGGTTGCCATATCGATAAAATTCTTCTTAAACAATGGATTTAATCCATTTGCTCCAGGTTTACCAAAAGCTTCAAATATTTGAGATTCGTTAATCTCTTCAAAAGTTCTTAGATTTTTCATAGTGGTCTATATATCAATTTTTTATTCTTTTTCCTCTCCTTCTTCGTCTTCACGAGAAATGAGTGAATCTTCGGATTTGTTTTTCTTTCCATCCGGAGCTACACTCATTTTTCCCTCAAGGCTTTCTATTTCAGATTTAGGATTCTTATTTTCTGCTTCCTCGTTTTCAGGAGCAAATGCCCAAATCTTACTTAGAGCGGATTTTAATTTTTTTTTAATTCAGGACTAGGTCTTTCAAATCCTTCGTTCATAAGATCTTGTAGCATCTTTTGAACTTCTTCAGAATCTTTATTTTCTAGAATGTACTCTTTAATCCCTGCTAGAGTTAAAGGATCAGATGTAGAGGTTTCACCTTCACCGATATTGTATCCTGTTTCCGTATCAAGTTTATAGCTAACTCCACTCTCTGCACCTTCAGAAGGAGCATCAGATAGATTCATGTTATCTAGATTATCGATTTCTTTCTTTCCTCCAGTGTGACTTGGATATTGGAAAGCTTCGTATCCTGAATCACTTTCTACCTTTCCTGGAGCAGTAGCTAAACTAGGGTTTGTTTTATCTTTGGTAGGAACTTTAGCCCCTTTTTCAGGAGCATCCGCTAAATTCATAGTTGACAGATCATTAATTTCAGGACTGTTAGCTTTAGGGATATTAATCTTATTTTCGTAACCA